CCAACGTACCAGCGGCGCGACCTTTACCTTTGATAACAAGGGTCTGAATATTGTTTGCGAGGGATATGCCACCGCGCTGTCTGTTCGTGCGGCCATGAAACAACTGAAGCGCAGGTACACGATTCACGTTTGTTTCTCGGCGGCGAACATGGTGAAAGTGGCGGCAGGTCTGGAGCCTGGGTTAGTCATCGCAGACCATGACGAAAGCGGTACAGGACAGGCGGCGGCCGCAGAGATTGGCTGGCCGGTTTGGATGTCTGATCTCATGGGAGAGGATGCCAACGACTACCACCGTCGGATCGGTTTGTTTGGGTTCTCGCAAAGCCTGACCCAATCAATGCTCGGCATCGGTGTGCTGGGGCATGGCTAGCGTTAAATCGCCATGCGTGAAGGGTTGGATAGTTGCCAACGACTCGATGATCTCCACGCCCAGAGCCAGACACCGGTCACCCTTGCCGGTGTAGTCGGAAATCACCCTGACCTGACCGTCATCATTCTCGATCAGGTACAGGGTGAACATCTTGCGGTTAGTCATGGGCGGAGGATAGCACCGTCTGATGGTCTGCTGCGCCGCCGATGTAGGCATTCAGCGCGTCTTGAATATCAAACATACTGATGCCATGACCTATGCCTGATCGGTTTAATTCTTCCGTCAGGTAGTCAGCAAGGTAAGCGGCCAAAGCGCACAGCTCCTCAGATTTGTTTATGTGTAGCATCGTCTGATCTCCTGTTAAGCGGTGGCAAGTAAGTCGGCGGCGTGGCGTTCGAAAGCGGCACGGGTGTCGTCGATCATCTGTGCGACAGCGCGGCCGGTGTTGTTTTCAACTATCCACCACAGGGTGATGTCGTCTGATTCCTCATGCTTGGCCGAGCGCAGCAGGTCGAGGATGTCGTCATATGCCATGTCGCAGGGATAGTCGGAAAGCCATTGATTCAAGGCGAATGTTTCTGCGGTTTCGCGTAGTGTGTTCATGGGTCTGATCTCCTGTTATTTGAAAAGGGCTTCCCATATCTTGCAGTAGGAAACAAGCCAGCCAAATTGAAAGTCGGTCAAGTTCTCGCGCAAGGCAAGCTCATCGGCACTCTCAAATGGCAGGTCGTTCGCTTTGCAGAATATGAATAATTCTGCTGACATAACGGCGGCAATATGCTCCTGGCAGTCGGCGGTCATGGGTCTGATCTCCTAAGCGGTCAACGCGGCGAAAGTGCGCGGCGTGGTCTGTTCAATCTCAATCTCAATGCCGAGCGCGGCGATATCGCGCAGGGCGTGGCGGGTTAGCGTCTTAGTTCCGGCAATACGCGCGAACAATTGCGCGCGCTCACAGGCGGGGTAAAAGGTTTCAACGCCATAATTTTTGTCGCAGCGGATAGTAATTTTCATTTTGATAACCTCATTAGTTGAACCAGCGTTTTGCTACTGAGCGCGATAATTGGCGGCGGGCGTTGCGTCTGATTTCGTCGCCTGTCTTGCGGTCTGCGGGCAAGTCTGCGCGGAACCTATCCCAAAGCGCAGAAGCTAGAACGGCGCAAACCGCGCGGCGATACTCGGTCGGCCAGTATTGGCCGGTGCAATAGTCAACGGTGTAACCTGAGTCGGTTTTGACTAGCGACAGTCGGCCAGCGTAATTTGCGCGGGCGGCGGCTAGTAAATCGTCGGCGGTGATATTGTCGCGCCAGCTAACGGCTCGGAGCATTTCGCGGGCATGGTGTAGGTCGCGTGTAATGCTGCGGGCTTCGCTGCGGTAAGCGGTCGGGTCGCCATAATTGCAATATTCAAGCTTTGGCCGTTTATGAATCCAGCGTGTGAGGGCGGCGAGTATTTGATCTTTTTCGGTTTGCATGGTCGGTTTCCTTATAGGTCGAGTGGTTGCTGCCCGAAGTTAATCGGGCGGGCGGCTGCGGGTGCTAATGGTCGGGTCTGCTGCGGTTCCTGCTGCTGTAAATGGTCGGGTGCGATTTCCCACATATTCCAGCCACAGGTGATTACTTGGTGGCCGTTTTTCAGCATCTCGTCAATAAATGAGCGGTCGGTTTTGCCCCATTGATCGGAATCAATCGGAAAGCTGCAGACTAGGTGCCAGCCTTGACGGTCGTTTTTCGCGTGATAGTTAATTAGCATGGTCGGTTCCGATCAGAAAAGAAAAAGCACAAAAAAGAAAAACCAAAGAAACAGCGCGCCAATCGCACCGGCTAGCATCTCAAGCAAGGTTTGCATGGTCGGCCTTTGGGAAAAAATGCGGGTCGAGATGGTCGGCGAAGCGGTCGCCTCTCCAGCTATTAACGGTGAACTCAATTTCACCTTGCGCGAGTAAGGCCAAGTCGAAAACGGCGATGCGTGGATTACTCCACTCGCCTGAATCGTCATCGGCGAATCGAACGGCGACCATTCTGCGGGGCGGGTCGGTGTTTTCTTGCATGGTGAAGGTTGCAACTTGGAAAGGCTCTCCGCATACGCCATTGCGGTGGTAAGCGCGGGTAATGTCAGTAATTTTCATATCAGCGGTTCCTTATAAAGTGCCGATCAGAATTCCGTCTTCGTCGTGGATTTCAATAACCCACACGTTGCGGTTCATGCGGCGGGTCGATACCAAGTGCAAGACATATTGCCAATCAGGATCGGCGGCGGCGTTGGCGTTGCGGATTGCTACAGCGCGCTCGTAGTTGCGAAAAAATGTCATGGCGGCGGTTCCTCTCAGGCGGTGGTGGCAAGTTCCTGCGCGATGCGTAATGCACCGGTCAGGGTTTTTGAAGTGCTAATGATTTCTAGGTCGCTTGCGCGGCGTACTACAAAAGGGCGGCTGCGCGGCTCATCCTTCCAGCGGCTTGTCTGGCGGGTGCGCTGATAGTCAACGTACAGGGCTGCGCGGCGCAAGGCGTTATCTTGGCAAAAGTCAGTCCAACGGCGTACAAGTGCGCGCTGGTCGGGCGTGATATCGGCTGCGGCTTGCTCTGCGCGGGTGCTGATAATGATTTGCATGGTCGGCCTTTCAAGCGGTGGTATATGCGTCGATTTCATCGTGGCCGAACTCGTTGCGAGCGATATCGGCGGCAACGTCTATTGCTTGCGCTAACAGAGTCGGGTTTTCTTCATTCAGCATGGAATAACCTGATTCACCAAGTTCCAACGTATCAATCACTAGGTCGGTGACGTTTAACGCTTTACCGGTGGTTAGGTCTTGAATGCAAACTTTCATAGTCATCCTTCAGAAGCGCGCTACAGGGTGCAGCGCATGGAAGGGATATTAGACGATGCAATATATAAGTCAAGGGTGACATATTGCATTATCACATTGTATTTATCAATCAAGTGCCAGGATGCGATAGGGTTGCTATCAGTCGGCCAGGATTGATAGTCTTGATCTTCCGCTTCCGTTCCTGTACTCTGCGCGGCAATAGGGCGCGGCTGCGGGTCGGCGGCGGTAAGTGAGCGAAAGCGAACAGCGGCATAGCATGAACAGAAAATCAGTAAGGGCGCATATAAGCGCAAGCGGTGGGATTGAACAGGCAATGCGAGTGCCAAAAGGAACATTGACCGCAAAGCAAAAGAAGTTTGCCGAACAGGTTGCGCTCGGTGCTACCGGTGCGCAGGCTTACCGGCAAGCGTATAGCCCAACAGCAAAACCAAAAACAGCAGGAAACGCTGCGACAGTATTGAAACAGCACTCGGGTATTGCTTTGGAAATAGAACGGATAGAGAGGGCAAATGAACTGGCTGCGTTGCATTCTGCTACAGGCTTGCGCTCTATTGTCATTTCAACACTGGCCGAAATAGCAACAAATCCCGAGGAAAAGGCCGCAACGCGTGTGCAAGCGGTGCGCAGTATCGGGCAGCTTGTCGGCGTTGATGCATTCAGGGAAACCAAGCGGGTCGAACACGTCAAGGATTCCGGTGAACTGCGCGCGCAGATACTCGATCAACTCAAGACAATGATGCTCGGCACGGCCGATGCGGTCGACGTCGACGCGAATTCCCTGCTGGCGGAATTGTCAGAGCCGGAACCCCACGGGGCGGGTACACCCCCAAATGCAGAATGGGACTCCGACGCGCATGTACATAGTAATGAACTCGAACCATCCCCAAATATTCCCGAACCCAGCGACTCCGATCCCAGCGAAGACCCCCCGTCACCTGCGGAAACGAGATAGGTGGGGGGGATATTTTTTGTGAAAAAAGCAATGTTGTCATTTTGAGTCTGGTAACCGTTACCAGCAGCAAGTTTTATGCCAGATATACAGATCAATCGAGAAATGGTGATGCGTCGTCGGGAGAGGACGTATGAGGAGTGTTTGGGGGTAGGGATGACGCCGGCGCAGAAGGAAGTGTTTTTGGTGATAGATGAGTGGTGGAAGAAGTACGGGTTTGGTCCGTCTATTCGGGATATCTGTCGGATACGTGGGAAGGCGGGGATGGGGAATACGAGTGAGATTATTGCGAGGTTAGTGAAGTTGGGGGTGTTGAAGAGAGTGAAGGGTGGTTATAGGAGTGTTCGTCCCGTTTACATACAGTTCCGGAATTTAGAATGACATATGACGAAGAGTTGATGCTGGATGCCTTTCGGCTGTTGTATCAGGTCTACCGGGCGGAGAAGGCTGGGAGGAAGTACTACCGGCCGGTGAGTATTTATCCAACGCTGGCGAAGATACAGAAGCGGTTGAACAAGCCTGTAAAACAAGAGAATCTGTCTATAGTGGGAATGAGAGAGAGGGCAAATAGTCCGTGGACTTGAGTGAACTGATAGGTAAGCTGCCGGCGGCGGAGCAGGAGAAGCTGTTAGAGCAGGTGGGTCAGTACCGAGATGCGGTCGTCAGAGAACGGGCGCAGGGCAAGTTCATGTCGTTTGTAAAAGAGATGTGGCCGGGATTTATTCACGGAAGACATCACGCCATCATGGCAAAGAAGTTCGAAGAGATCGCGGAAGGGAAGTTAAAGCGGCTGATCATCAACATGCCGCCGCGACATACGAAGTCGGAGTTCGCCTCCTTCTTATTGCCGGCGTGGTATCTGGGTAGGAACCCGGAGAAGAAGGTGATACAGACGTCGAACACGGCCGAACTGGCGGTGGGGTTTGGCCGGAAGGTCAGGAACCTGGTAGATAGCGAACACTACGGCAAGATCTTCCCGAATGTGGGACTCCGAGCCGACTCTAAAGCGGCTGGCCGGTGGGCAACCTCTCACGGCGGAGACTATTTCGCTATCGGGGTTGGAGGTACGGTCACTGGTAAGGGTGCGGATCTACTAATAATAGATGACCCGCATTCGGAACAGGAAGCGAGGCTGGCGCAAGGAGATCCGACGGTCTTTGACAGTGTGTATGAATGGTACACATCTGGTCCTCGGCAGCGTTTGCAGCCGGGTGGGGCGATTGTGGTGGTGATGACGCGCTGGTCGGACAAGGATTTGACCGGCCGAGTGCTGAAATCTGACGCAACCGAGTGGGAAGTGGTGGAGTTTCCAGCCATTTTGCCGTCGGGGAACAGCCTCTGGCCTGAATTTTGGCCTGTAAATGAACTTCTGGCACTGAAAGAGGAGCTTCCACCCTATAAATGGAACGCTCAGTACCAGCAAAAGCCCACGGGAGAAGAGGGTGCGCTGGTAAAAAGGGACTGGTGGCAGCTCTGGGAGGGAGAAAGAGCGCCTGCGTGTGAATTTATCATCCAATCTTGGGACACGGCGTACACGAAAAACCAGCGGAGTGACTATTCCGCGTGTACGACATGGGGTGTCTTTCACAAAGACGAGGATGAAAGTGATGTGAACATCATTTTGCTGGACGCGTGGAAGGGAAAGGTGGAGTTTCCTGACCTAAAAGCGAAGGCAAAGGAGATGTACGACGACTGGGAGCCGGATGCCTGCATTATTGAAGCCAAAGCAGCGGGTGCGCCGCTGATATTTGAGCTGAGAAAGATGGGCGTGATGGTTCAGGACTTCACACCGACACGCGGCAACGACAAGTTCGTGCGTCTGAACAGCGTTACAGACCTATTTTCTTCCGGTAAAGTGTGGGCGCCGGACAAACGGTGGGCAGAGGACGTGATTGAAGAGTTTGCCCGATTCCCGAACGCAGAGCATGACGATTTGGTCGACTCTGGCGTACAGGCGTTGATACGATTTCGACAAGGCGGCTTCCTGCGGTTGGGTTCTGACGAGGAAGATGAGCCACTGGACCTGCGGCGCAGGCGCAGTTACTACTGAGGATAGACGATGGCGACAAATATGGACAAGGCGCTGTACCAGCTGCCGGTTGGGATGGACGAAGCGCTCATGGACGCAGAGCCGATAGAGATTGAGATCGAGGATCCCGAGTCTGTATCTATAGGACTAGGTGATATAGAGATCACGATGGAAAAAGACGAGGAAGACGATGAGTTTTCCGAGAATCTGGCCGAGGAAATGGCGACAGATGAGCTGCAATCCCTGGCCTCTGACCTGCTTAGTGACTTTCAGGACGATATCGACAGCCGCAAGGACTGGATGAAGACGTATGTCGACGGCC